AAAAATTCTATATTAACTTTGTTTGTCATATTCATCTCTTGAGTCTTTTCCATCTTCTCGACACTTTTATAAAGATCCTCTAATAAAAAATGTTGTTCCTGGTCCACGGGCACTTGTTCAGATTTTTTTAATAAATCATTTTCAAACAATTCACGTGATGTCTCGAGCGATACTAATCTTGCCGTCAGCTCAGTATATGCGAACACGCCGGCTGCGACGAGCAAAATCAGACTGGCAACCGTCTTCATCGGCATCTGCACGGCCGCGGATTCAGATATATTTAAAGGTCTATTACTCATTTATTTTTGGTTTTGGCAGCGGTAGTATAGTATCTTTTAGCTCAATTTTCAATGGAGTATGGTCTACCGGCCTTACAAAAAAGGCCAGTAAACAGAATAAAATTATCAGTATTGCTGTGAATGTGTAATTCATAGCTACTAACTCCTCTTATTATTTAATAATTAAAGCAATTACTAAAGCCACAAAAATAATAGATTCTATTTTGTGGTTGTGCCAGTAATGAAACGCTTTGTCCTTTACCTTTTTAATCATTTTTTTTCTCCTCTATTTCATAGAAGAACTTGTCGGTATCTTCTGTCCGCCATGCTCTGCTATCTTCTA